TTTCCAACGCATCATATAAGAATGGATCAGGTGCCGTTCCCGGATGAAATACCCTCCGAGCAAACACGAAGCCATTCCCACCACGAGGGACAAATCTTAATACCTTTTTGAATCGTGGATTAATCACATGAGCTGGCGTTCCCTTATGCACAAAAGGGCCATATTTCGCAACATCAATGTCAAGAAATACGACCCCTTGCATGCCACTATTAGAAATTTGATAATCAATCGCCTTTTCAAGATTACCTGTTTGAGAGGTAAATCTATGTTGTTCTTGCGCAGTTTCTCTCACATCTATAGTGCTTGCTTTTACAGCCTGACGAATACGCTTTTCAAATATAGCCCGGCTATTCATAGCAATTATTTTTTACCGGAACCCTTGCCGGAGGTTTTATCCTCAGGATTTTTATCCTTAGGACCCTCATCCTTTGGCTCTTTGTCCTCAGGATCTTTATTCTCAGGGGTTTTATCCTCAGGATTTTTATCCTTAGGCTCTTTATCAGCCTTTGAGATTGTATTTTTAGGTTCCTTTACAGGTTTATCTTCCACAACTTCATAGCCGTGCTCTTTAAACCATTCAATGTGGTTGGCATCTTCGGTGAAGCCTTCGCCATTCACAAATACAACTGAACCTGTTTGACCTGTATAATCAGGTACTGGAGATTTAATAATCGGCATAATTGACCTCCTTATTTAACCTTAATTTTACGGAATACGCCTGCTGCCTTAGATGCTTTTAATGCAACAGCGGCAACCATTTCGACCTCGCCTTTTTTAACTGCACCAGCGTTGGTGAAGTCAGGCAACCACAAATTAACCACATTATCGCCAGCCAAAGAAACACCGTGGAAGCCATCGATGCCAAGACGAGCAACATACAATGATGTTTCGCCCTGACCGTTAATGCCAATTACAGGATCATTGGAACCAGCTTTTGCACCAAGATCAACCAATGGAGTTACGCCATAGTATTCAACTTGTTGTCCGAATTCGTTTAGTTTAGTAGAGTACATCGCAGACCGACGAGCAACTGCACGAATTTTAGCAATCAATTTGGTGTTACCCATAATTGCAGATGGTGTGCCATCCAAGGCCAAAAGGAACTCATCAAGTTGATCAAGGAATACTTTGTAATTTGTATCAATAGCAGCGCTATCAGATAAATCGATTGCTGCTGTTGGTGTGTATTCAGTAGAGGAACCTAAGAGGGCTTTGTCCAAGCCATCAAAGGCTTTAGAATTAACGCCTGAATCACCATTGATAACCGTATCATTGAATAATGCAGCTGCAGCTTTTACCTTTTGCTCAATTTGCAAGGTGGTTTCATCAACAATACCGCCCATCTTAGCGATTACACGGTCGATATCAAAGGCGCCGCCGAATACTTTCAAATCAACGGTATAACGTTTACGAGTAACAGATTGTGGAGTATATTCCGAATTAATATCACGGAAATCTGCTGTAGGTTGAGTGAGTAAGCGAGTGTAGCCATATGTTAACGTGCCACCACCACCGGTAGGAGATACACAATCATCGAAAGTTAAGTTATCAAATAAAAAGGACGATTTGCGGAACTCATCAATAATCCCCATTTGCAAATCGTCTTGTACGTTAAGTTTTGCTTCAGCTAATGTAATTGCCATTAGTTAAATACCTCCGTTAAATAAATTATTCACATTGTTGGGCTTCAATAGCTGCCGCTACAGCCCCTTTTAATCCAGCAGGCTTGTTGCCTTCTCCACCATTACCGGCGCCACCGTTTCCTGAACCGCTTCCACGTTTTTGACTATCTTTAATCGCATAGTCTTTCCCTTTAAGCCATTCATCAACGCAATCATCAACAGTTCCGCTGGTCCCGTCAGATTTAACATATCCATAAGTACCATCTTCATTGACCTTAATTTTGCTAACAATCAATTTGGAAAATTCTTTTGGATCCATAGCATTGCGCTTTGTTAAAGAATCCACAACTGCTGCAGCTATTTCGGATTGGATACGTTGTGCATCAGCATCTTCACGGGCTTTACGTTCGGCTTCTACGGAATCTTCTAAGGTTTTAATCCGTTCCTGCATGGCAACGATGCCGGCATCATCCTTAATCCCTGTGGAGTTAATTTTTTCTAACTTGCCTTGCGCCTCAGCAAGCAAACGTTCGGAGGCTTCTTTTGCCGCCTTAGCCGTTTTTGCCTCATCATTTTTGGCGTTAAATTGACTTTTGGATACATAATTCTCCCCATAATCCTTAGTCACCGCCTCTGCCTGCTCTTCTGTTAATCCTAACTTGATTAATTCCTCTTTTGTCATCTGTATTACCTCCTGTAAAATATAACTTTCCCACTTCGCTTTATTTTCGTGTGCCACACCACACGACTGCGGTCTCGTTCTTTTTCGCCTGCGATACTAAAAAGGCAAATAAAAAAGCACCTGCATAAGCAAGTGCTTGATTGGTTAAATTAAGTTTTAAATTTCTCGTATTTCTGCGATTTCACTGGCATACAATTCATATTCGTCAACATATATTGATGCTTCATCAGGCTCATTATTTGCACCTGATGTAAACGAATCTAATTTACCAGTCATAGTGTCACCATCAACGAATCTGACTTCTACATCTTCTGAACGAATCTCATTATAGCGTTTATAAAGTTGTTCTTCTGTCATTTCCGTTCACTTCCCTTTGGCACTATATGAATACCCTTTTTTGATACATGTACAGTTGCAAGGCTGGTTTTCTGCTTTGTTCCGCTCCTTGCATTTACATCATACCCAATATGAGGGGATATATCAACCATTATTTTATGATTCCAATCGCCCTTTCGAGTAAACCTAATACCACTATAAACGCCTTCCTGTATGGCCTTTATAACATCAGCATGAGGGATTTCATGGTTATAATAGCTTTTATTTTGTGTTTTATCGTAAAGCTTACCACCTTTTATATGCATGCTTTGCCGCATCACATAGCTGCTATTAAAGTATGGTGAGTTAATATAATCAATGACACGATGTCTAACATCATCTATTGTTTCAAACTCCCTACGCTTTGAAAGATCCTCAATATTAATTTTTCCATTCTTAATATAATCTTTCAACGACTCAATAACAGGCAGTCTGCTTTTAAATACAGCACCATCCCAGCCCCTAGCTTCCTCAGTCCATGATGCGTGCCCATTCATTACTAAATTGCGACCATTTACGCCTAAAATACGCTCTTGTTCCCGCTTTGGTAACGACTTCAAGTATGCTAGTCCTCCAGCTTCTATATTTGGCTTAGCTGATGCAGTATCAATCATACCTTCTATAATTGGCTTAATACGGCATATGCAATGCGGATGTGCGGGTAAATGAGGAAATTTATCTTTAGGGTAAATCCCTTTTCCGAGTCCATATAAATCAGCATTCGCATATACATCACATATATCAACCACAGGATGTCGGGTGCTCAATTTCCATTGAAATGCAACTACGTCAGGATCATCCATATGCCTTGCAATTTCACCCTCTGCATACGCACGAGCCCTTTCAGTTCTGGCGATACGTTCAGCATGATAACGAGCCTTTTCCTGCGTCGCAACATATATGGCATGATTTAAAGCTGCTGTATTGCTCTTTTCGACAGCATCAATCAACTCACTATATGCGGCTCTAAGTCCCGGAGTAGTTTCTTGCTCAACTAATCGGCGAACTTTACGAAGCTGATATTTAAGCATATCTTTCCCAGCTTCATCATTAGGCAATGGAATCGGCAACTTGCGAAGCTTCTCCAAAAAATCAGGTAAATCAGCTTTTGAAATTACAGAATTGCCACCATAGCCATCGAATATAGCCTTTGCTGTAGCTAATGTATCCTGTCCTTTCTTCATTGCATCGGATATTGCTTCTGAAACATCGTTTTTGACACGACTAGACGCATTATGTAGTCGCTCAGATAAGTTTAAGCCATCAGGTGCCCACGCATCTTGCATGGCCTTAGAAACATTCACGAATTAACTCAGATATTAAAACACCCCGCATGGCATCCATAACGGGGTATTTATTATACGCTTTTCGTACTGCAGTTTGTGGGGCATAACCAGCTTCTAATAGTCGTCGAATTTCATTTTCAAACTTATCAATAGTATCCTGAATGGTTTGTTCTGTAGTCTTATTCATCTACATCATCGCCCTCACTACTGTTTGAATATGTGACATCAAGAACATCTTGTTGTGTTGAACCCTCAATTTCTTTAATGATATCGTCATAAACCTCGTCATCGATGTTTGGCATATATCCATCGATAACTCTTTTAACAACTTCCGTATAATATGTTTTAGATTTAAAGCCAAGATCTAATGCCTGTTGCCCCTGCGATAATACATCAGCTACATCATTAATATCAAAATCTCTTGGATATTCACATTTATATGACAAATTCTCACTTGTCCACAATTCATATAGTTCAATAATTGCTTTTTCCGCATTCTCACATTGTACTGCAAAATTTGCCAGTCTTTGATTGGTTCGTTTAAACGCCCATTGCTTTGCTACGCCGGACTTTTCTTGCTGAACCCCTACTACAGAATCAACGCCACCGATGCGGTACATCTCTTTAATTTCAGAGTCTTTTTCTTTCATGATAATCTCAGCTGGTCCCTTATCCGGAGCAATATATGCTGGCGGATGACTAGACTCAGATGGATACAACAATACATTATTGACCCCAAGAGTTAGATCCTCAACACTTTCATCTGAGGGCATTGTTAAAGTAGAGAATGTCTGAGAATTAAGTATTTGCGTTAATAAACTATCTAAATGATATAGGCGATAGTTCTTTTGTGCCAATGAGTAAAACTCTGGATGAGGTAATACTGTAGTTTTTTTAGTACTGCGACCAAACCATTGAACTACAGGCACACGTCCGAGATTATGCTCACCCTCTGCAATAACGCCTTTCCCTTTATCTCGAATTTTCCAATCGGTATCAGTCCACTCGTGATAAATAATCTTTGTCCCACCATTATCATCAATGATTGACTCTTTATATTCAAAACGAATAATACGCCCCTCATTATCCAATTTCCAACCTGTTACATCAGCAGGCTCAACAGATAGCAAGTAAGGAAGTCGTCTATCTTTCACATTATCGGCGACGCTTGCGCCAAATTCAGCCACGTTGTTGACAATAACATAAACCACGCCATATAGCTTTGCAATTAAAGCCTGCTGTTGGATATATTCTTGTAATGATGTTCCCAATCTATCAGCATTCTTTAAAAATACATCAAATTTTGCTGTAGAATTGTACTCACGTCTAATCTCATCATTGAAAATGGGGTCAACGTTAGCATTAACAATCGGTGCAATATGATTGGAATAGCTAGACAATGCCTTCCGAAAATTATAATTATCTAGGCTCTCTCTTGGGTGCTGTTTTAATCCTCGCCCTAACGAGAACAGCCCGGAACCATAATATGCATCATGCAACAGCTTATATGCATATTTCTGTTCGCTGCTAATATACATGAATAAATTAACCTCCTAATAAATATTGGAATTAATGGACTTAATAACTGGAGCATTTAACCGCTCAACAACACCAGTTGTTGCATCCGGTGCATCATCATGAGCATTTTTGCCCTTACGCTGATATTTGTACATAGCCGAATAGTATTCCGGCCATAGCTCTTTAAAGTTTTCCGGATATAATACGTGATCCATAACTTGTGTAGAGTTAGATAATATTCTAGCCTCTTTATTTTTGCTTTGATGGAAAGTGACAATCTTAGTACGATTGCCGGGATATTCATCTTTAAGAATTCGCTTAACATTACGAGCGAATCCACGGCCACCGTTATTAGATTCAATATCACTAACATTCACCCCATTACGATGCAATAATTCTGCGGTTTTCCTTTCGGTAATCTCCATAGGCGCATCAGTAAATAGAATGTCCAATATATAAGCATTATCGTTATAAACGCCGTACACAATAGCACATAGCCAATCTTCACCAGTATCAGCAGAATCAACATATGCCTTGACTGCAGAAAATAAAGGATATCCCTTATCATCTCTTGGGATATCCTTGTAAGTACTAAAATATGTATATAGCCTACCTTTAACATCAATAGGCTCTTGCTGATAGTTCGCACTTGCTATATCCTCACCCATTGCTCTGAACTTTTCGATATAGCTTTCATAAGAAAGTATATCATCACATAGCATAGTGCCATCGTCTTGCAAGGCTTTCATAGTAATAACCTTTGCTTTATCCCCAAAGTGTTCTATCGCCCTACCGGCTAGATCATCACTTGCCCAACGAGTCATGATAATAATAATCTTGCCCCCCTCTTCCAAACGAGAAAGCATAGTGTTTGTAAACCAGTCCCAGTGCTTAGCTTTAGTATTTTCGTTGTAAGCCTCTTCTGCATTTTTAATAATATCGTCAATAATCAGAATAGATGCGCCAAAACCTGTAGCAGTACCGCTTGGAGATGTAGCTAGGTAACTGTTATAACCGCCCTCTAACGACCACATATCCATAGAGGCATCGCCACGTTTAATGCGTACGTCAGGGAATATGTCGGTATATACAACTCTGTTTTCGTCTGCCTTTACTTCTTGAATATCATTACGAACATTCTTCGCAAAGGTAGTTGATAGAGTTGCGTTATACGAACCAGTCATAATCTTTTCGATAGGGTTTTTGCCTAATATCCATTTGGCTGCCATCTGAGCTGTACGGCTTTTACCATGTCGAGGTGGCATGTTCATAATTAAGACTTTTGCGTCTGGATCTTCGTAAAACTCTTGCAACGTATTGCACAATTCTACGAGGTAGTCTCTGTCTTTTCTGTAAAAGTCTGGTGCTTGTAAATGGCAATAATAAAAAAACTCACGCCTTGCCAATTCATATTTGAATTGCTGCATGAGTTCCGGTGTGAGTTTCATAGCCTCACCCCTCTTTATCGATTAATTTCTTTAGTTCCTCAGTCGTAACACCGTCAAGTGGGTTATTTTGGACAGTAGTATTGACTTCCATTTCTGACTTATCTGTCTGACCGAGAAATTGCTTGCCAAGAAATATTGCCATTGCTGCAGATCTATCAGCGAGTTTCCATTGCTTACGTCGTAAACTTATCTTTCCCGCACTTCTCTTTTCTGCAAAAATGTCGGAGAAAGTCTTTCCGTATGTTCGCTTACACCAAGCATTGAGCGTCTTATCAGAAACACCGAGCACAAGCAGAATTTCGTCCTGTGTCGCCTGTATCTGACACATAGCTTCAAACTGTTCCTGCTTAATGACTTTTTTCGGTCTACCAGTTCTTGCCATCTCTTAACCCCCTTTCGATTTTTTCCACCTTTGATTGAGAATTTTAGGTGTACAACAATCCCAATTAACACGATGATGCATCCTCATATGCTTATCACCCATTGCAGCAACTTTAACGCATGAAGGCGAATACATAACAGAATAGAACGACTTAACATAAGTACCACTATCAAGGTACATTTCTGTTAAGCCCCCTTTATTCTTTTGTGTCTGACCTTGATTTAACATAAAATTCATTGTCGTGAATATTAAGTGCCCAGTTTCACCATATCGAACATACATATTTGTATCTTCATTAATACGGCCATAAAACTTGAAAGGCGTATCAGTTCGACAGAAAAAACTATTCATGGCTTTACGTAGTAATTTCTTTTTGAAGTTCCCATTATCTACACCACCAATATAATCGCCACCTTGTGCCAGTGCTACGGTTAATGCTCCTGTATCATCAAGGAACTTATTCATACATTCGAATACATCATCTAAACGCCTTGTCGTACAAGATAATAACTTGCCATCTTTTGCATATCTATGGGCGAATAGGTTGTAATCATCATCTAACACAAGGAAATGCGTTAACCCTAACTCTGCAGCTATAGTATGACAATAGTTTCTAGCATATATAACACCCTTTAGTTCAGGCTCCAAGTCTGCTGGATCTACAAAATCTGCTGCAACTTTTTTGCTAAATACCTTTATAATTTCCATTCCATACTTATCAATATATGCCTGACACATTTCATCTTCATCGTCGATGATAATATATATTTTGCCTGTATATCCTTGATTAATCAAAGTTTGATATGTTTTAACATTACCAGCTCGACCATGACTCAAAATAAATACTGCAAAATTATTGTCCATCATTTTCATCACCTAAAATCTCTTCAAGGCTGCTAGATAGCTGTACATACCCATTTTTAATGGCATCATCATAATCAATAATAACTAATGCTGACCGTTCCATAAGATCCTGCATTTCATCACTAGCATTTGCATAATATTCAGCAATTCGCTTGTAATTAAATTGATTATGTCGTTGTGCAGCTTTCCTGAGAAAATCCTTTTCCGTATCACTCAGATTGCTATCTTCAATTTCCATTAACAAAGCTTCTGTTTTTGAATCATCAATACAGCTTTCGAGCGGCACTACATCACCTGACGGCTCATATTGAGGAATATTAATATCCGTAGTATAGGTATCATCGACCTCATCAAGGGCCTCTGTATTATCTAAAAACCCGAATTCCGACATATCAATTTCGAGGATTCCTTGCAACTCCTCCATCATAGCATCAGGATCCCACGTAGCGAATTCAGATACTTTATTATCGGCTAGCCTGAATGCTTTCACCTGTTGCGGAGATAAATCATCGGCCACAATACAAGGAACTGTATCCAATCCTAACTGTTGAGCTGCTCTATATTGGGTATGACCTGCAATAATCACATTATCTGCATCAACTACGATAGGTACTTTAAACCCAAATTCTCTAATTGAATTGGCTACCGGTTGCACCGCTACATCATTATGCCTAGGATTATTATCATATGGCTTTAATTCTGATAGTTGCATTTCAACAATATTCATGATGATTTCCTTTCTGTAATTTAATATATGGCGGTAGAGGTAGGATTCGAACCCACGCACGCATAACACGTCTATCTGCTTTCAAGGCAGTCCCCTTTGACCTCTTGGGTACTCTACCACGTAAATTTAGGCATGAAAAAAGGACACCTGATCCGGTGTCCTCTTCACAAAACTGTATGCAAGAAGGTGTATATAGTCGTGTCGATTTCGTCATTAGGAGCCACTTACAATTTATCGACACTATCATTATAAAACACCCATAATGACATGTAAATGACAGTTTTGTGACAATTTGTCAAGTTTCGATTGCATGCAATTAAACTGCTTGGATTCCCCATATTAATAACGCCATATCGTTCTCCGCCTGTTCTAAATAGCGGTATACTGTCCGCTTTTCAACATTCAATTTGTCAGCTACAGCATCGACATCTAGCTTATCAATGTAAAAATACACTAGCGATTTAAAGTACGGTTGATTGCGATAATTACATTGTTTTCGATACACATCAAGCATGTTATCGACATGTTCTAATATCAATTCTGTACGTCGCTTACTAGCGAGAATAGATTCAACACGCAATACTCCTCTACGGTTAAACAACTCCGTTAAAAGTAACTGCAGATCAGTCGGAACGCTACTTTCAATATCCGCTATAGCATTTTCACAATGCTCTTTGAGTTCATTGTACCCAGCTAATAGCTTTTTTGTATTCTTTCTTGCCTGCTCTCGCTTTTTAGCATGGTCTTTCTCGATCCTCTGCTCATAAATTTCTATAGCCGTTTCAGTGGCTAATTTGACAACCGTATCAATATCAGTTATCACCTGCACCTGTTCCAATTCTAACACCCCCACTACCCTATAATTTGCTTTGTGTAGCTAATGAATTACGCTGCTTTTTACACCAATTAATGGATCTGTTATGAAACCCTGTTAAAAACCCTCTAATCGGAGTAAAGTCTTCTGCAGTTTCTTTTTGCAAATCATCCAAGAACTGTAATTGTAATTTAGCTTCATATTCAAGCATATTTTGTGTTTCATCCAATACCGACACAGCACATGCAATAATCATCTCATCAGATATGTTGTATCGGCTATCTAATAATTTTAGTAGCTTAACCAACGCTATATATATTGCTCTTTTCATAGCTCCACCAACTCAGCATGATCCCATTCACTTACGCAATGTTTTGGGCTACTCCATGAAGTTCCGCCATGAGCCCACGTTAATACATACCCATGTTCATATCCTGCAAAATGTCTTTTTTCTTTTGTCGTTGATGCATTATTCCATACACGAACAGGTGTATCAACAGGCATATTTGCCCAGTCAACTATGCCCAATTCTTTGCGAATATCAATCATAAAATATTTATTGCCCAAAAGCTCTTTTGCCAAATCTTCTTGATAGCTATCAAGGACTTTGTAAAGTCCTTGATATTCAAGACAATTCTCATTTTTATCAAACCTAGGCTCGTTCTCACAGATACAAATCGGTCCATTTGCACTCATCTTAAACAAGAAATTAAACTTGCCATTTTGGTATAGATATTTTAAAAAATGGATTCTTCCTTCATCTGTTAAATGCATTATTCAACCTCACATCCAATCATTAACTCTACACGTTCTTTAACCGTCATACTATTCTCCTCTCTACATATTGTTCACATCGTTTTAAAATATCTTTTACTCTTCATTCTCATCTTTTTCCCAACCAGCAATCAATACAACTTCCAAGCCATCGTTTAAATCATTGATATAATCAATCTCATATTGTGTATTATTCACTTCAACAAAACATTCTTGGTCAGGATAACATTTTTCCAATTTTTCAATTAATTCATGTACTTTCATTTTTAATCTCCTTTATTACTACCACTCTTAATATTTCCAAAATCGTCTTATTTGCTTTCTTTCAATCTAAAACTTTCCGTAATAGGCACACCAGCCTCTGTTGGAATGTAGATGATTTGGTCTTTGCTATCTTTTAAAGTGTCTACCCATAACCAATGGATGTATGCCTCATTACCTTTTAATGACTGACCGATAATTTGATTGGCTTTTGCAGTACCCTCTGCACGTTTAACTTCTGCTTGTGCTAAGCTTTCCGCACTATCTAGTTTTGCCTTAGCCTCTAATACTGCAACTTGCCTGTTCTGTTCCGCTCTAGCTAGTTCAGCCTCACCAGCCTTTTGTTGCTGCCAAACCATATACATTGGAACACCAAACGCAAAACTCCAAACTACCGCACCAATCATAACTACTACCAATAAAGCTGACATAATTTTATTCATGTTTATTTCTCCTTTTCCTAAAAAATTAACCCTTTATTTTCGTTACTTTATTCAAGCAAAAAATCACCACTAGCATAATAATCTTTATATTTAAATAGCTTGTTTTCACACTCTGCGCAAACGCACCATTCGTCATAGTAGTAATTTAACGCTGAATACATTTCTGAATTATCACACTCTTCACCATCTAGACTTGCAAAATAAGAAACTTCACCATCAACCTTTGAGTTTACAATAAACTCCTTACATCCACATTTAGGACATTTGCCTATTTGTTTAATAAGTTGGTATTCATTCATATGTTAATACTCACTCCTTAAAAAATACTAACCATATCGTTTTGCCCCTGCGTTGGCCAATTAGTGGTTCACACGGTAGCAAAGGTTTAACCATTGGCAACGTTATTTGTTCTTCATTCCATTTAAAGATTAACGTTCCGTTTTGTTTTAGTACTCGCCAACACTCTGCTAATCCCTGTTTTATATCCTCTTTCCATGTTTGTTCTAATCGCCCATATTTCAACGCTAGGAATGATTTATCACCTGCCTTTAATAAATGTGGTGGGTCAAACACTACAAGGTAAAAACTCTCATCATCAAACGGCATCTTACGGAAATCTGCGATCACATCTGGCTTTATGATTAACCTTCTTCCATCACAAAGTGTTGTATCCACTGTTCGCTTATCCATATAAACAGTTTCTTCATGATCTTTATCAAACCAAAACATTTTACTACCACAACACGCATCAAGTATTTTCATAAATCACCACTAACAGTCCTCACATTCAATAACATAATTAGGCGGAGATAGCACAATACATTTTCCTTGCTCATCAGTAAAGAACCAGCTATCGTTTGGCTCTTTTTGTATTCCTCCTGTCTCGCAACTCATATAATATCTTTCCCTCCTTTACTGGTATAAATTCAATCTCGACCCTGCTATTTGCTTTATCGATTCCAACTATTTCGGATCCATCATAATTTGCAACCCACATATCGTCATCAATAATGCCAGCTTCAGTCAGAATATCTGATGTAGCTTGTAGCAGGCCGACCAAGTCAGGCCAATGTGCCCAGTTAGGCATGTAATAGCGGCACCGTAAGGACACAGGGCCAGAATGGTACGCTCGTTTACGATAGAATTGCAACTGTTTAAGCGCTAATGCTTGATATTCCTCAAAGGCTTTTGATGGTAAGACACGAGGATATTTCCCAGCGTATACAACTCGCGAACTATTCTTTTTTGTTGCTGGTCGGCCGTAAATTACAAGCTTATTCATTTTTAATGCGTAACCCTTTCTTTTTCACTTAATACGATACCTAATGCACGACGCATTTCAGCTGTAACAATATTTAACAGTTCTTCCGGTGTTTTATTAACATTTTTGGATGCTAATTGAACCATCTGTGCAACACCTGCACAAAATCCGACTGTTAAATCAGAAAATTGTCCCTCTACTCCAACTTTAATGTAACCATTATCAAAAACTTCTATCTCAATCTTTGCATTTGATTTCATTCTATTTCTCCTTAAATTTGTGAAATATCCAACGGATCCCGTTTAGACTTACCTTTAAACGATAGAATAAATGACGTTTCTTTCAATCGGTCATAAATGCGGCTATCATAGCACTTTTTAATTTGTTGAACAGATAAATTCGTGGTGATAATAGTCGCTTTTCCACGTTCAACTCGATCAGAAATAATTGAATCAACCTTACTTGAAACCCATTTATTATCGTATTCGGCCCCGAAATCATCTAGCACAAGTAAAGGGCAATTACGAATACGATTTTCAAATTTCAGATAGTGTTCAGCTGGTCCCTTACTCAATATGAGCAATGTGTCGAGTAAGCTCATCATTGAAATAAGGTAGCCATTATACCCTTGTTCAATCGCTTGTCGTAATATGCTGATAGCTAATGATGTTTTACCAGTTCCAACTGGCCCCATCATAATTAAGCCCCTTCCACTTTTGATATGCTCATTTAGATGAACAGCATACTTCAAAGCACAGTTATATGCATCCTTATCTTCGGGCGGTGCTCCTAGCTGCTTTAATTTAGAAAATGTCATATCTAAGTATCGACCTTTTATGCCATACTGTGATAGATCTTTTTGACACTCAACTGCAACAGGTGGTGGATAATGTGGAGTATAGAACTCATATCCATTCTCCTGTTTCTTTATCCCAGTCGACTTCACTGCTGTCTGTTGCTGCCTTATTCTTTCTATTTCCGCTGCTACGTCCATTGCTTCCATTTCCCTTTATCACCTCCTCTTTA